CCGAGATTGTGCGGCTCTATCAAGGCACGCGGTTGGGCCGCCAGGAGCTGGACGCCGAGGTGCTGGCTGACATCGAGGGTGCGCTCTGGATGCTAGAGACCATCGAGGCGCACCGGGTGCGCACGGCACCGAATGACATGGCGCGCATCTACGTTGGCGTAGACCCATCGGTTGCTGGCCAGGACTTCACCGAGGACCGCAGCAAGAAACGCGATGACTGCGGCATCGTGGTCTGTGGACGGCGCGGGCCGAAGCGGTCTTTCGCCGAGCGGTATGTGTTGGGCGATTACAGCATGAACGCCGCTCCCGACAAATGGGCGCTGGAAGTGGTCCGCGTGTTTTGGTTGCATCAGGCGGATGCCGTGATAGCCGAGGGCAACAACGGCGGAGAGTTGGTGCGCATGGCCATCAACCATGTTGACCCACGCGTTAAGGTCAAGATGGTGACGGCGACACGTAACAAGGCGACCCGCGCAGAGCCGGTGGCCATGGCCTACCAGCGCGGCGAGGTGCATCACGTCAAGGAAGCGAAGCTGCAAAAGCTCGAAGAAGAAATGACAACATGGGTGCCGGATGGAAAGAGCGGCTCACCCAATCGGGTGGACGCCTTGGTGTGGGCTATCATCGAGGACATGGAAGGTGTCGCCAGCTACGGCACCATGGCATAAGGGGGCAGCATGGCACAGACAAAAGGTTCGACGCGGCTACTGAATCCCATGGGCGTCATCGGCGGCATGGGCGCAGCGGCCAAGGCATTTGCCCAGGGCCAGGGCGTGCAGGGCGCGGGCAAGGTATTCTGGACATTTACCACGGACTATTACGTCCCTAACAAGCAGCAGTTCCAGGCGGACGGTGGCCGCTACGGTGCGCGCTATGATGCCATCACCGAGATTGAGCGCGCCCAGGAGTTCAGCATCGCCGTCAACGCCATCGCCCGCGAGATTGGCGGCGCCAAGCGCATGCTGGAGATGGAGACGCAAGGGCAGGACCCAGTGCCGCTCACCGACCGCAATCATCCGCTGGTCAAGCTCATGGAGCAGCCCAACCCGCTCCACACCTGGCAGAGCTTCATCGAGACATCCGTGATGCTGCTCTTGCCAACTGGCAACTGCTATTGGCTCATGGACCCTCTGAGCGTGGCGGGCACGCCCATGGCGATATGGATACTCAGGCCGGACCGCACGCGCCCGGTGCGCCTCGCCGACCCCTTGCGCCCTGTGCAGGGGTATGAGCATTTCGCCGAGGATGGCACGCGCCACATGTTCCCGAGCGACCGTGTCATCCACATCAAGCTGCCCAACCCGCTCACCGATTATCAGGGCCTGGGCTTGGTGCAGACCTTGGGCCTGACGTTGGAGATGGACGTCAGCTCCATGCAGAGCAACATCAACCTGTTCCGCCAGGGCGGCAGGTTGTCCACGGTTATTGAGGGCTATGACGATGGCGACCCGCTGGCCGAGAAAGAGTTTGTCAACAAAATCAAGGCCTCGCACATGGGCAGCGAGAACGCGCACAAGGTGCTCATTCTCCACGGCACCGCCAAGCTGAATACGCAGGCATCCGCAGCCACCAAGGAAGTGGATTACAAGACCACGCGCGAGGACTTGAGCCGCGCCACCGGCGGCATGATGGGCGTGCCGCCGCTGATGATGGGCCAGCTCGACCAGATAAACCGCAGCACGGCCACCGTGCAGCAGCAGCAGTTCAACAAGAATGCTGTCTGGCCGCACATGAACCGCTTCGAGCCCGCGCTCAACATCATCGCCCGCAAGTTCGGCCCCTATGCTTTCCGTTTCCCACGCGTGGATGCCCTGGACACCGACACCGCATACAACTACATCTTCCACGGCTCGCAATCTGGTGCGCTGTCGCCCAACGATACCCGCGAGAAATTCTTGGGGCTGGCGCGCAGCAAAGACCCTGACATGGATAAGTGTTACATCCTCAACACCTACATCCCTCTCGATACCTCGGGCAAGCAGCCGGTTCCAGCATCTTCGCTGCCAGCCGCGATGCCGGGGGCCGCGCCTGCTGATGCCGTGGCCAAGCCGGCCGTCACGCCGCATGTGCCAGCAACGCCAACAGCGCCACCACACAAGGGACCGCTGACATCGCTTTCATCCCTGGGATCAAAGGCGCTTACCGACAAGGATGGCCGCCCTTTTCCTAAAGGCACCCAGGAGCAACGCCGCGTCCTCGCTGCCGTCCTTGCTGCGCGGCCCAAGATAGACAAGGCGCTTGCCGCTCCCATCGAGCGCCATTTCCGGGCCATCGCCGACAAGGCCGTGGCCGAGCTTGAGAAACGCGGCAAGGGCAAGGCCGTGCAGAAGGCCAGCATCCCCGGCCTGCTCGATGGCATCCGCAAGGCCTATGACCCCACCGGCACATCCTCGGGCTTGCAGCAGAACGCCGGGAGCGTCTACGCCGCGCAGGTGGTCTCGGCTACGCAAGATGCCGCCATTATCTTCGGCATCAGCATGGACGGCTTTGCTGAAAGCAACACAGACTTTGCCAACGTGCAGCAATACCTGGCCCAGCGCATCACCGGAGTGGACCAGGAGGTCAAGAATCAGATAGCCAGCCTCATGCAGCAAGGCGCTGAGATGGGGCTGTCGCCCTGGCAGATTGCCAACGGCACCACGCCCGCGTGGAGCGAGGCCAACGATGGCGCGAGCTTTGACGGCATTCGCACCATGGCAGACGACATTGCCCAAGAGCGCGCCATGCTGATTGCCCGCACCGAGACCGCGCACCTTCAGGACGCCGTGAACCTGGAGGCCTACAAGCGCATGGGCGTCACCGCTTGCGATGTCCTAGGCTGCGAGGATTTCAAGGTGATGACCGAATGGGGGCAGAGCTACGGCTGCAATAGCCAGAACGTGCCCATCTCAGCGCAGCCCATCCAGTTCCATCCCAACCATGCCGGTGCTGTGGTGCCGCGTCCGGTCAGCTAGGGGGTGCCCATGGTCCAGACCGTCAAGTCACAGTCGGAACTGTGCTGCAAATGCGAGCAGCCGGTCCGCGCCGCAGGGCAACGCTACTGCCTCTATCACCACGCCATGCACGAATATATCTATCGCGCAAAGGCGCAGATACAGGCTGAGGCTGCGAGCAAGCAGCTGGCGCTCAAGTTCCGGCGGAAGCCCTGACGCGTGGAAGCCCTGACGCGTGGAACAGCTTTTTGACAAGAGCCGGGTGGATGTGGTTATATCATCTCGGCGAGTGAAAAAACCAGAGCAGGTGCGCAATGAGGGTGGCTCGGACGATTTCACCAGAGCCACCCTCTATCAGAGCAAGGCGGGCCATGAGCAAAGACACGCGATTCATCGGAGCCCATGTTAAGGCAGTCTCGGCACCCGGCGAGGCTGCGCCTGATGCTCCCTATGGCTGGGTTGAGGGCATTGCCAATGCCTTCGAGGTGGACCGCTACGGAGACCTGGTGCTGCCGAGCGCCCTGGCCGGAGCCATCGAAAAGTTCATGCTCAACCCTGTGCTGAGCTTCGGGCATGGAATCGATGGCAACCCCACCAACGGCACGTTGCCAGCCGGAACGGTCTTGAGCATCAAGCAGGACCTCAAAGGCAATACAACTTTTCGGGCTCGCTTCGCGAACACTGCAGACGCGCAGAAGGTGCGCCAGCTTTACGCCGATGGCGACATGCGGGCCTTCAGCATCCACTTCTTGCCCTACGGGTCAAGCCTGGAAGTGCGGCCTCCCACGCCAGAAGAGTTGCAGCAGTTCCCTGGCACCGAGCGGGTCATCAGCAAGATGGAATTGATCGAGATTGCCTGCGCCGTGGTCCCGGTCAACGCCGGGAGCCTGGCCAGCGGTGCCAAGAGCCTCAACCACGGCAAGGGCAAGATGTCGCCCATGCCTACACTCAAGCAAGGAGCAAAAGCCATGGCTAAGACCATCCTGACCAGCGAAAGCCGCAAGGCCATCGCCAACGCGGCGGGTGCCTATGAGAAGCATGTGAAATCCATGGAGGGCCTCAAGGACCAGCTTGAGGAGCTCTCCGAGAGCCCCGAGGGTGCCGAGGACGATCATCCGGGCATGGCCTCCAAGTGCTCCAAGGCTTTCCAGGCCGCGACTGAAAGCCACGGTCAGCTTGGCGAGGCCATCAAGGCCATGCACGTCAGCATCAACGGCGGCAACGAGCCTGCTTCGGATGGCGATGAAGACCCTGATGCCGAGCCTGGTGATGACGCTGATGCCGGTGCTGCCGGTGGCGAGGCCGTCACCGATGGCGGCACTCCCCCGCTCCCTGAAGACCCTGAAGCCAAGGCCCTCGTCTCTGCGTTCCGCGCGGGGCTGGCGAAGAAGTAAGCGAGCCGCTACGGCTCATCACCGAGGCGCTCGCCTCCAACTCAAGAGGGCACCATGAAGCTGACGGACATCGCAAGCCTGCTTGCCGCTGAAGTGCAGCGTGGCTTGCAGAACAGCAAGGCTGAGACCGCGAAGGAAATGAAGGCCATGACCAAGGGTCTGGTGGCTGATGCCCTGGGCACCGGCACGCCGGGCTACAAGGCCTTGGCGGAACTGATCGAGAAGGAAGTGTCGATGCGCATCCCCACCGCTGCGCTGTTCTCGCCCGACAAGGGCAAGGGCTACGACCCCGAGAAGGGCTTCAGGGGCATGAGCAAGGATTTTGCTGACAGCCTGGCAAAGAAGACGCTCTTTGCCATCAGCACCGACAGCATCCGCGCCCGCATGTTCGCTGGCGAGACCGCGAAGGCCATGAGCGTTGGCACCGGCTCCTCGGGCGGCTACCTGCTGCCCGAGGAGTTCGTGGCCGAGGTTGCCCGCAAGCTGGTTCACACCAGCGTCTTCCTTGGCTCTTGCCGGGTGTGGAACGGTGTGGACATGATCGGCAAGATGCCTCGGGAAACCGGCACGGTGAACGTGACCATCGGTCCCGAGCTGACCACGCCCACGCAGACCCAGCCGACCCTGGGCCAGCTGACCTGGGCGTTGCAGAAGCGCATCGCGCTCACCAACCTGCCCCAAGAGTTGTGGAAGTTCAGCGGCGTGGATGTGCTAAACCTGCTGGCGACGATGTTCGCCGAGCAGTTCCAGAAGACCGAGGACTACTACTACCTCCTCGGCTCGGGCAGCAACCAGCCCATGGGCCTGCTGACGCAGACAACGGGCATGACCAGCCTGCCCATTGCGGGAGCGGCCACCGTCTGGCAGGACTTGTTCGCACTGAAGCACAGCGTCAAGAGCCAGTATCGCGTTGAGAAGGCCAATTGCGTCTACATGGCCAACAACGCCACCATTGAGCTCTTGGCCACGCTCACCGATGACCAGAACCGCCCGGTGTTCCTTGATCGCGGCGCGGACGGCATCGGCTCCGCCAACATCCCCCCGCAGACCGTGGGCTTCATCGCTGGACACGCGGTGCTGGAGAACCCCTACGTTCCCGGCCCGCAGTGCGAGACCCTGAACGGCACCATCATCACCAGCACGGCGACCACCAGCCAGGTCGTCTTCGGCAACCTGGAGCGCGGCTACTACGCCTTCAAGGGTCCGCAGATGGAAGTCAAGACCAGCGACCAGGCGTATGACGCCTTCTTGAACGATGGCCTCTACACTCGCGCCATCGACTTCCTGGACGGCAAGCCTGCGATTCCCGAGGCCATCGCCATCCTGACGGGCGTGCGGTAAGCCAAAGCTGAATCACCCGGACCCTGCCAGGCGGCGGGGCCGGGTGGTCCAACCCTTCCAAACTCCGAGGTCATCATGGGCAGCGCAACTGGGGTTGTGGGCTACGGCTCACTCCCCGAACAGATCCAGTTCGTGGGCGCATCGAGCGTGGCGGGCACCAAGCCCACCACCCTGGGCGTCCCCACCCTTTCCCCTGCTGTGCAGTCCGCAAGCTTCAACACCGGCGGCATCCAGCGCAAGGGTGCCAACGTGGCCATTGCCAACATCCAGGCCGGTGCCATCGTGGCCAGCGGCTTGTTCGCGGTCAAGGTGCAGCACAGCAACGACGATGGCGTGACCGATCCCTACACCGACCTGGCCGCTTCCGCCCAGGGCAACATCAACTGGACCGACATCGCGGGCACCGCTCATGCGGCCTCGGTGACGGCCTCGGTCGGCGGTGCGGCCGCCAACACCGATACCCAGCTGGTGACGGACCTGCGCGGTGCCAAGCTGTGGGTGCGCTACGTCTACACCCTGTCGAGCGGCACCAGCGTTCTGCTGGGTGCCAGCACCCTGCTGGGCGCTTATGACACCCTGCCGGCCAGCGGCAACTAAGACAACCCTGGGGATGCGGCCCTAGCTTTCAGGCGAGGACCGCATCCCCATTTTCCTTGGGAGAACGTCAATGCGCACCGAAGCCAGCGAGAAAGAAGAAGCCGAGTTCAACGCCCCTGGCAAGCCGATCAGGCTCAAGGCACCGGCAGGCGGCCCGGACATCAAGGTCATCGTCGATGGCGCCAAGCGGCTGATTCCTGCAGGCACGGTGTTCGTGCTTGGCCAGCCCAAGCGCGCCAGGCAGCTCATTGAGCTGGGGCTGGCCCATGAGACCACCGAGCCAACCGCTGAGGAAAAGGCCAAGTCCGCTGCCGAGGATGAGGTGGCGACTGACCTAGTGATGGCCGAGATGCGCGCCAGGGCCGGGAAGATCGTGGCCGAGCGCAAGGAGAAGCGCGCCAAGTTCGAGGCCGTCATTCGCAAAATGAACGCTGAGACCCTGGATGCCGAGCTTGAGAAGCGCGGCCTGAAGAATGTGCTGCCCAACACCGAGGCCAAGGTGTCGACCATTGTGGCTGATGAGCTGGCCAAGGTGTCGGAGTAAGGCGTGACGACCGCCTATTGCACAACTGCTGATGTGGCTATGGCGGCGGGCAAGTATCAAACCTTGTCCGCCGCTGAGACCACGGCAGCATCGGCGTCTATCATCCAAGCGCAGGCCATCATTGAGAAGGCCACCGGCACCTTTTTTTACCAGGCACACTTGCAGGTGACGACCGAGCCGGTGAACCGTGTGCAGACCCGCCTTTTCTTGCCCGCACCCTGCTTGAGCATCGACAACAACACCATCACCGAGAACGGCTCTGTGCTGACCTTGGGCACGGACTTCTTGCTCTACCAGCCGAGCCCTGGCGGTATTCCCACCGGTCCCGGCTACCTCGAGAAGATGGCGGACAGCGTGGCCGATTGGGTTGGCCCTGCCGCCATTGCTCCATGGGTGAAGCTCCAGCAAAGCGTGGTGGTGAGCGGCGTATTTGGCTATGCCTCGGTGCCTGCCGACATCAACAAGCTCTGCGCTTGGAAGGCCGCTGAACTCCTGGGCTGGCTGACCATCGACTACTCGGACGGTGGCGGCATCAGCCATCAGGTGGGCAAAAACGGCATGCCTGATTGGGCGCTGCGCATCCTGCGCGGGCGCACGGTGAACTTCTTGGACGAACAGTATTTCGGCATCAAGGTGCTCTCTTGAGCGCCGCCGCCAATCTCATGGCGGAGTTGGTGGACCTGCTCTCTACCGCCGCGCCAACCCTGGCGATTCCCATCGACCCTGCCCGCGTGTTCCAGATGCAGCCGGACGCCAACGGGCAGACGCCTTACCTGGTGGTGGTGCTCCCCAATCCGTTCTTGGTGAGCGAGTGGTCGGGGTCAGGCCAGCTTGTGGATACCCACTTCTTCGCCGAGGTTCAGGTGGTGACGCAACTCCCGCGAGGCGTAGCACACATCCTGGGAGACAACACCCAGCCCGGAGAAATGAACCTGGTTGAATCTATCATCGATGCGCTGGAAAACAACTTTGCGGCTTTCAAGGCTGCCGCGCCATCCCTGGTGGATTACCGGGTCAAGGCCGGTGGCGCGTTGGTAGATGCCGCTACCGGCTGGCTCATCCAATGCCCCATCACCATCGATTTCTGGACCCGCACTACTGCGGGCAACCGCTAACTGGAGGCGCATCAATGCGCATCTTCTTTGAGCCCGAGAATAGCGACCTGGAAGAAATCAACGTCCTGCACCGTGGGCGGCTGGTCCTGCTGAAGCGTGGGGTGCCGAGCATGGACTTTGCCCAGGACTTCGCCGATGAGCTGCTCCGCGTCCACGCCGGGAAGTTCCGCGAGGCCGCGGCTGACGAACTGCCCGAGGCGCCCCAGTGAGCGCCCTGCTGGATGAGATGCGGGCGGTGGCGCATCAGGACGCCGCGCACATCGTGGATGACTTCTACGCCTTCCTGGTCTCGGGCCGTGACGAGGTGCAGAGCCTTTTCGCCAAGGTAGCTGGCGTCAAGAGCTTGGCCGATGAGGCGCGCCTGCTGGCGTTGCCCGAGGCCGAGCGCAAGGCTGCGCTAGAGACCGTTTTCCGCGACACCAGCGAGAAGGTGGCTGCTGGCGTCCTGATAGCCCGGTCCGCGCTCGACATGCCCGCTCCGGTGGCCTCCACGGCTCCCACAAGCCATTCCGTAGGTTTTGAGGCCCCGGCGGGGCCATCCGCACCCCAAGCCTGACATTGAGGGCTTAAAACCCTTTTTAGGAGTTCGCCATGCCCGCTCTTGGCCACAACGGCAGTTTACAGATGGTAAAAGAGGTGACTTGGGGCACGGACCCTGGCAGCGGCTACACCGGCCAGCCCGTCACCGGCGAGACCCTTGAAACCAAGCAGGCTTACCTGTGGGGCACGCCCGTCCAAGGCACTCGCGAGGTCACCGCGCAGAAGGTGCTGGCTGGTGTGACGGCCAGCGGAGGCATCAGCTTCGATGCTGACGTCGAGGGCATTCTTGGCATGTGCCTCAAGGGCATCCTCATCGGCGAGACCTACGCCACCAATGGCTCAGGCAATGGCGGCACGCACACCTTCGCACCGACCAGCGAGCCCACGGCGGTTCCGAGCTTCAGCATCCTGGTCAACCGGGACAACGTGATTGGTGCCGCTGGCAACGTGTGGGATTACGTTGGCAGCACGGTGGACAAGCTCTCGCTCTCAGCATCCGAGGGTCAGCTCCTGAAGGCCAGCGCGACCTTCAGCAGCAAAAGCGGCGCACCTTCCGCCACCGCCGTGACACCCACCTACGCCACGCAGATGCCCCTGGTCTACCGCAACGGGACTTTCACTGTGGGCGGTGTTGCGACTGCGCTCAAGAGCTTCAAGCTGGACATCGACAGCGGCAACTACAACAAGCGCGGGCAGCTGGGCTCGCAATACATCCAGCAGCAGCAGCCGGGCGCGCTCAAGGTGACGGGCAGCTTGTCCGCCTACTTCGATAACATGACCCTGCTGACCGATTACCTCAACGGCACGGATGCCATCCTGAGCATGGCTTTCACCGGCGCGGCGCTGGGCACTAGCACCAGGGGCCTCACCATCCTCATCCCGGTGGCGCAGTTCACCGGCAAGACCCCCAACATCAAGGGCGCGGCCAGCGAGATCATGCTTGACCTGCCTTTCACCGCCTGGCTCTCGGGCTCGGGCAGCCCCAACCACCTCATCCAGGCCACGCTCATCAACTCGCAGCAGTCCGCCTACTAAGCCGGGGCGCGCCATGGCTGACCTTATCACCATCACGGTCCCACCCGAACTGACAGCCCTGCTTGAGAAATTAAGCGGGGCTGATCAGCTTAAGGCGTCCACCGATGCCGCCAAAGCCGCTGGGCCGGTGCTCACTCGCCAGCTCGTCGAACAGGCGCAAAGCTCGGCGGGCAGCGGCCCTTTCGCGTCCGGCTGGCTGGCCCAGCCTGCGGGGCCAGGGCTCTCCGTTACCAACAGCATGGGCGTGTCGGCGTTCATCGAGTTTTCCACGCGGGCGCATAAGATTCAGGCGCGTCCTGGCGGCGTCCTCGCCTGGGTGCCGGGGCGCGGGGCTTTCTCGGCGGTCAATGCCAGCAAGGCCAAGGCTGGGGCGGGTTGGGTATTTGCCCAGAGCGTCAATCACCCTGGCACCGTGGGCAAGGACGTGTTCGGCATCACCATTCGCGGCAAAGGTGGCGACACAATCTTTGATGCCATGACCACCGAGGCCACGGAATACTTGGAGGGCGCGCCATGAAAAAGCACCAGAAGCCCACCGTCACCACGCTCATCCCCAGCAAGAAAGAAACGGGCCGCCTGCTCATGGCGCTCAAGGATGGCGAGGAACCCTCTGCGCTTCGCCTCTTGCGCGGCCTCGCCTATGAGGGCCTCTTGGCCCAGCGGACACCCGCCATGGATGCGCGCAAAATGGTCTTAGGCCCTGCCATGGAAGAACTCGCCAAGCGCGTGCGCTTTAACGTCACCTTCGAGTAGGCCGTGGCCGACAACACCGTTCAATTTAATGTGGTCTTCAACAAGGACACCGGCGAGCTTGTCTCGGCGGCGTCTGACGTTCAGGCTCTGTCTGATGCTGTCGCCAGTGCCGGTGGCCAAGCGCGTAATGCCAAGGGGCAATTCACTTCATTGGGCGATTCCGCGAATGATGCCGGGGCCGCCATGGGAGAGCTTGGCGATGCCGCAGAAGGCGCTGGCGATGCCGTGGAGGACGCGGGCGACAAAGGCCCGGATGTCATGGACAAGATGGAGCACCACATCACGCGCGCTGTGCTGTCTCTGGTGCTCATGCAGGCCGCGCTCGAAGGCGTGATGGGCGTGGTCAAGCAGGATGAGGGCTTCCAGCAATTACAGACCACCTTTGAGGATGTGGCCGCGTCTATCCTGGGCTCAGATGGCCTTGGCCCTGCGTTGCACACGATGTTTGACGGCTTGAGCGGACTGGTGCAGGTGGCTGGCGGCATCATCGTGGCGCTGTCGCCAGTGGCGGACTTAATCAAGGATACGCTCTCTGCGGCCTTTACGCTCATCACCCGCGATATCATGGTGGTCATTGACCTGCTCACCGGGCAATGGCGGGCGGCTTGGAATGATGCCAAGGATGGCGTCAAAGAGTTCGGCGATAGCTACACTGGCCTTGGCGACCACATTGTAGATTCCACAACCAAAGCCAATGAGATGATGAGCAAGGGCCTGGACCAGATGGCCGGGACTCAGAAGGTTTACACCAAGCAGATGGAGGATGTCGACAACGCCGCCCTGGCCGCCAAGATTACCCACAACGAGGCGATGCTAAAGGCCGAGGAAGAAGCTGACAACGCCACCAAGGCACTTGCCACCACTACGGGAGCGCAGAAGCTGGCGTTGGTCGAGAAGGACTTGGAGGCCGAGACCAAGACCATTCAGGCCAATCTCACCATCCAAGAGACGGAGCTGAAGAACAAGCTCGCCTCGCGGCAGGTCACACAGGCACAGTATGACCAGCAGATGGCAGCCGCCATCGAGAAAGCCGGGGACGCACAGACTGCTGCGCAGAGCAAGGCCAGCGCCGAGGCCGTGAAAATCAAGGCCGAGGAGCTAAAGCAAAAGGTGGCGCTGGAGAACGAGGCCCTCACGGACGAGGAGAAAAACAACGACGTCCAGGCAAAACTTCTTGTCACCAAATATGCGGCCATTGCCTCGGACACAAAAAAAGGTGAGGCCGATAGGTTGGCGGCAGTCCAGGCAGAACTGGCGGCTGAAATAGCTGCGCTCCAGGCAAATGAAAAGCTGGAAGAACAGGCGTTGAAAAACAAGCTGAACTCGCGCCAGATCACCCAGGCGCAGTATGACCAGCAGTTGATTGCGCTGAACAAAAAAACGCAAAATGAGATCAACCAGGACACCGCCAAAGCCACAACTGAAAGCGCAAAGATTCAGGAAGAGGCGAACAAAAAAATAATGGATAGCATGGAGCAGGTGGGAGAGGCGGCGGAGAAGGCGGCAGAGAAGCAGATCGCATCCGGGCACAGTGCCGGGGATGCCGCCAAGGCCGCTGGTGCCCAACTGATCGAGACAGCCGCAGACACGGCGGCAAAGAATATTACAATCATGGGAGCGTCCGCTGCCGCCACGGCCTTCGCCTCGGCTGGCAATCCCTACCTTGGCGCTATTGAGGCGGCGGCGGTCTTTGCTTGGTATGCAGGCCTTGCCGCCATCGTGGGTGGCGTGGGGGCTGAGATTGGCTCGGCTATGATGCCGTCCGATTCGAGTTCTTCAAGCAGCAGCTCATCCTCGGGGTCAAGCAGCTCATCGGGCACAGATAAGAGCACCGTCTCGCACGAAATCAGCGAGACCACGAACAAGGACGGGAGCGTCACCACCACCGACACCGCGACCACCAAGACCACCAATTCAGACGGCACCACGTCCACATCGACCGAGACCACCAAGACCACTACGATGAACGGCGTGCAAATCAGTCAGACGTCCACCGATTCAAGCGGCAGCTCGACCACCACCACAGGGACGGCCGCAACAAGCGCGGCCACAACCTCAACGGCGGCATCTTCAACAACGGCGGCATCTTCGTCAGACACCAGCTCGGGTGTCAGCGGGCAGCTCACGGTCAACGTGCTCCTTGATTCCAAGGTGCTGCTGACCATGATTCGCAACGCCAGCTTCAACGGGAACTTGGTCATCTCGGCCAACGCCATTCAGAGCTGACATGTATATCTACGCAGATAGCATTTCAAATCTTGCGAAGTCTGGCGCGGGCATCACGGCCAGCAGCAGCAATCCCTATTTCCCGGTGGCCAACATTTGCGGCAATCCCTTAGCCTGTAAGACCTGGCGCAGCCTGACACAAAATGCGGCCACCGAGACCTTGAGCATCGACCTGGGCGGCACGGTGACGGGCGCGCAATACCCAAGCGGCCTTGACTTGCTGGTGGACTATTGGAACGCCAATGCGACCTGCTCAAGCGTGACCTGGGCTGTCTTCAACGGGGCATCCATGGGGTCAAGCGGGACGGTTTCTCTGCTTGGTTCCGCTGGTGGCCCAGGCTGGATTAACATCCCATCAGCTGCGCTTGGCGCTGGTCAGACAAGCCTGCTGCTCACTTTCAACCGCACGGCCAGCACCACAAGCTATATCGAGGTGGGCAAGCTGCTCTTGGGTGCGCGCCTGGATACCGCAAGCGTGGGCATGAATCAGGGCGGCTTTACGCGCACCTTCGGCGAG